GCCACCGGAACCGTCACCGCCACCGGAACCGCCACCGTAACCGCCACCGTCACCGTAACCGGAACCGTAACCGTAACCGGAACCGGAACCGTAACCGGAACCGTCACCGTCACCGTCACCGTTACTACTTTTTATTTCCTCCATATCGGCACCCCCTTAATTGATTGTTGTGCAATTTTAGTGCAGGGAATCATTTCAATAGCTTCAAGCAATTTAATCTCCGTCACCTCACACGGAAATTTACACTCTTCTGGCCTACTCGTTCCATCCACTGCAAGTTGTGATAAGCTTGCTGCACCCGCCCAGTACCAGATCCGCCTAGCGTTTTTAAGTACAACCTCTTTTCCCTCCTGAGACACCAATTCCCCTGCATGTACACCAGCAGAATAAGTACGAACAATATAATAATTATCCGCTAATACAGCGGGCGTCCCCTTGGGCACATATACTTGCCCGTCAATGGTTACCTCGTCTACCTTAAGTTTTTTATCCATACTTTTTCTCCTTGTTAATAAAATTACCTAGTCCTTGTCTTTGTTCTCATCCCTCAAGGCTTCCTGCGCAATTTCCGCCGCCTCGTAGAAAGCATCGTGAGTGCCACGCCTATATTCTTCCTCATCTGAGTAAATACACATCCCCTTTTTACCCGCTATCTCTCTTAACGCCTTCTCATACTTTTCTAATAATTTCTCCATACTTACCCCTTAAATGTAACGAGAAAAACAGTTCTAATCACTTTGTCACAAAAATTAGTTAGTATTTGTGATATTTTCCGGCAACTCACCGCCCCGGTATTCGCGGGTATGGTGTGCCCTACCCTCAAATTCTGCCCTAGTTAAGTCGCAGGTGTCGGCGGTTTGTTCTTCTACCTCAACTACCATATCACCAGGCACGTCTATGCCCTCAAGCCTAGCAACCCGCAACACCAGCGATTCCAAGTTATGCTCTATTGTTGCGATCCGGTCGCGATTTTCCGCGCCGTGCTCCTTTAGTTCGTCGTGTAACGTCATGTCCCATAAGCCCCTTATTTAACTTGTAAATTCATTTTCTCGACCAATCTAGCCCCCGTTACTTGCTCGTCGTTTTTAAGCCTTTTCTTTACCGCAACCTTGTCAACCGCATACGTCGTTTTAATATATTCGGGTGGTATTAATGTTTCATCTTCGATCTCACAAACCTCAGATCTTCGCCAACTAAAACCCGCGATCCCGTCCGGGCCTAGCCAGTCGTTACCCTCACCCACGCAGAAGCCTATATACGCCTTCAGACGCGATGTTTTGTTTTTGAGTACCTCACCCCGCCTTTTTAATCTTTTCGCTTCCTCGTGCAAGCTAGCGGCCTCAGAATCGAAATTACGGATGGCACGCCAACAGTTTTCGAGCTTTTCATTAAGCTGAAGATCTAGCGCGGCTAATTCGGCGCGTAGATCCTCTTCGTCGAATTCGTCGCGGGCTTCTAGTACAGCGTTGATTGCGTCCACAATTTTATATAATTTCATGTTACCCCTGGGGTTATCCCTTATTAAATGGATTTGCTTCCCTAACACGCGCAGAACGCGCCTCAGAATTCTTTAAAGCGGTTTCAGTGCGTATGCCGAACGTGTGTTTACTGAGATACTTGACCGGAACCCAGCAATCATACCAAACTGTTTTACCCTGTGAGTCAGTGTTCTCTTTTAGGGCAATAAGCTTACTCCTGCCACCGATCCGCTTACATACTTTATTAAAGTGATCAGCTTTAGACGTTCCAAATCGGAAAAAGCCCTCGGAGCGATCCTGGTCACCAATAGTTAGAATTGTCTCGTGTTCACTCCGCATCGGCTACCTCTATAAATTGATATTTTTCAAACGCTTGAATGCGTTCAGCAGAACACCAACAGCCAGCGTCTTTATCAGCTATGCAGCCGAGGTCCTTAGCCGTCTTGTGTAGCTCTACAGCTTCCGCCGAATCAACGTTGGGCCAAGCGTACCTAAACGCCGTTCCGTTTTTCATAGCAGCGCGAGACTTTCTCTGTTGATCTTTCAACTGCTCTTCATACACCTTTCGTTCCTCCGACCCTTCCGGCGGTTCGGCGACGATACAGGCTCCGCTCGGCCGTTCCTTTGATTCGCCATAATCAGACGGCATTTCCTCAGTTGTATATAACCCATTTAATTCTTGGGGAAAAGCCTTTCTAAGCGCCATTGATTCGGCACACTTTAGGAGCATAACCCGTGGCATAGATTTCCAGTTGCCATAGTTTTTCCCGTACTCAACCAGATACGCTTCAGCCGTCGAAGGAAACCGCCGATCTTTTCGCCACACTTTGGCGCGAGCAAGCTTAAGTTTATCCCCTTCAAGCTCAATCTCCGTTTCGGTTCCATCGTACATTGGGTGAGCATTGGCAATCTGATAAAAGCCATTAATGCCCGTCATCATCTGTAGCGGACCGCCGCGTTCAGGCTTGATAAACCAAATTTCTTTTTTGTACGGATTTAGGCCGGTCGACTTACAATACTCAATAAACACTGAAAATTCCGCTTCTGTTGCTCCGGCGGCAACGGTATTTTTTAGCTTTTTAAGCGTCTCCGCGTTATATGTAAGCCCGGTCTGCTGTATTGTTGGTAGATTTTTTGACATTTTTCCCCTCTTGTTTCCATTCGTTCACATCACAAATTCGAGCAACGCCGGAATGTAAGTCAATTTCAACCTGACACTCCTCATTGTTCACGAAATATTTTTTCAGTAAATCTTTCAGCTCGGCTATAAAATGCTCTTTTAAAAGGAATAACTGATAGGTGGTGTCATACGGCTGGTCGATTAGAAATTGATACGCCATATCCTCAGCGGCTTTAATTACGGCCTGCTCGAAGCCGTCCGTGTCCAGTAAATTCATTTTGATAATCATGGCATCCCCCGTTTAAAAGTGTGGGCACCCCGCCCGGAATGCCCACAACTACCCGTCTTATCCTAACTGAACGCAACGGAAATCAGGCCCGTCGAAATCGCCACGAAAAAAAGCCCAATTCCCGCTAGCATAGATAGTATCACAGTTATAGTTTCGCGTATACTCATTTTTTCACCCGTTTGAATTTTAGTCCCCTAACAGCAGTTTCCTGCTCACGCACCTGCCAATAGCTTGATTTAATGTCCGGTGAAGCTTTGGTGTTGGTTATGAGTCCGTTAAGCCCTTGATTGTAAGCGCGTATACCCTCTGCATCTCCGGTGAGTAGCACGAAGCCCGTGTCTGAATCCTCAAACATTCGATGCGACATCACACCCGAACACCCAGAGCTTGCCAGCAGCGCAGCGAGTGCCGCGCCGTTAATCACAACTCGATGTTTCTTTTTCACAGCTTTTAAATGTTTCATAGTTTACCTTCCTCCGATAACAACCTTAAACCTATATAGTACCTATGTTAATTTGTATCCGCTTGTCATTGATACACGGCGGTGTGCAACTTCCGTCAACTATATGAAGATCACAATCGCCGTCACCGGCTGAAAAGTCGGCAATAACCAAACCCGTTGTATGTTGTACGTGATCGATTAGGCTTGCCATTAAATCTCGCAGCTCCTTCGGTGAAAGCTCGTCTGTGATTTCGCCGAATAGCGCGGTGATTCTATCCCTTCGTATGCTCATTTTTAAACCCCTCGTTAGTTAGTTAATTTTACCTCTTGACTCCAACTCTACGCCCATGTATATTGGCTGTCAAGAACAAAAAGAGAAAAAAGGAAAAATACAATGGTGTTTTATTCCAACATAGAATTAGCAGAATACCTTGGGTGTTCCCCATCTGCGATCACGCGCTGGCTCGCAAAGGGATTACCTCATGATTTTGATGGATTTAGGTACGTATATAAGTTAGACTCGGTTCTCGATTGGCTTGTTACGCAATCACCCCGCCTTCAAAGGTGGGTTAATTCGATTGCTAACAGGCCCGCCGATGGTAGATGATCCCGGCTCATACATTCTACTATTCAGAAAATTTCGCGACTGGCAGTGGTATACTGACACCAACACAAAAGCCCTCTTCCTACACTTCCTTATCGCCGCCAATTATAAAACAACATTTTGGAGAGAGGAAACCATTGAGAGGGGCCAGCTACTAACCGGCCTCAATTTACTACATACGCAAACGGGTTTAAGCGTGCAATCGATCCGCACTTCACTAAAAAAATTAGAAAAAACCGGAGAAATCAAGCGTCGAGCAACAAACGAGTTTTCGATAATAACTATCTGTAATTATGAAAAATATCACGGCGAAAATTCGGGGGCTAACAAGCAGATCAACAAACGAGCAACAAACGAGCAACAAACGACTAACAAACGACTAACAACATCTAATACCCTTAATACCCCTGATACCCCTAAAGCCCCTAAGAAGAAAAGGCGGGTTTTTGATCCATCGGGAAAAAAGAAGTATTTCGATCATGTATATTTAGATGAGAAACAACTGGAGAGCGTCAAACAGTATTACCAAAAGAAGGGCCTAACGTGGGCAGACTGTCAGGAAGCTATGCGCGAACTCGACCGGTGGTTTGACGATAATCCGAACAAGCGTAAAACGCGGGTTGATGACGCTAAGGCGCTTAAGGGCTGGCCCCTCGACAAAGCGATACGGCGCAAAAAAGATATGTTGCAACTAGAGCGGCAAGAAATGTATAATTATCAAGCAGGGAGGAAAAAAATATGAGCAGATTAGATTCGGTCTTACCAAACAACCTAAAAATCAGTGAAGCACCAAACCTAGAGGAGCTAGAGCGCGATGCAGAGGCTAGAGGAATAAGCTTGCGCGAAAGAATGTGCCTCGAACTTAAAGAACAATACAAGGCCATATCCGGCGAAGGAACGCGAGGGGAAACGGTTTGGTTGTGTATGAATCCGGCAATTATGTCTTATCAGTGTTGGCTTGGAAAAAGAGTAATCAAACGACTGCTACCTAAACAGGTTGCTGTAGGCCGTGAGGTTACCCGCATGGCAGTAAAAAACGACTTATGGGGATAATGGAGCTACTGAAGAACGATAGCACCGGATATTACGATTTATACATCGGTGACATACTGGTGTGCTCTTTCGAAACGGAAGGAAAGGCACATTTTTTCGGCGATTGGTTTGCGGAAAAACTGGGAAGGCCAACAAGTATCGAAAGCAGCGCGGAACTTTACGGCCTTAACCACGCACTAGAAAACGCAGAGCGCCGGGTATTAAAGCACGCGCTAAAACTTGCTAAAGGTAATCAGGCACGGGCAGCCAGGTTGCTGCAGATTAACAGGACAACTTTTATTTGCAAGGCTAAACGATTAGGCTTAGATCCAGCGGAGTTACTTAGGTGATAGAACTAGCGGACGCGATCATAATTTGGTTATGCTTTGTTGTGGGTATAATAATTTTCACTTTACTAAAGGGGACGGGGTGAGCGGGCAAGCTTGTTGGAATTGTGTTTATTGGCGTGGCGCGGGGTTGGCGGTTTACGGGGATTGTTTGAGGTATCCACCAACACCACTCACAAACATAACGTACACCGAACCCGGCGACGAGGATTACCCGACCGATGAATTAAGCTATGTGCGACCAGTCACGGGCCGGACTAGTTGGTGCGGTGAGCATAAACGGAAAAAGGGGCAATGAACAACTTCGCGATGTTTTTAATAGCGGCGGCATTCATGTTTATTGCGGGATGCTTAGGTGAAGCAATGGCGGAACGGCGTATGCGCCAATTAACAATTGATGCAGGTTGCGGTTACTACGAAGCAAAAACGGGTAAATTTAAATTCGGGAGGTTAAATGACTGATCCAGAACTGATTGCCGGAATATTGGCGGGTGAAGCAGGCTACTTTCACACGTTGTTTATGCGCTATGAAAAGTTAGCCTACGGGATAGCATGGAAGTATCTGAATCAGGAAGCCGATGTACACGACGCAACCCAAGCGGCATGGTGTAGGGTTTATACAAAATTAAACACACTAAAAAACGCCAAGCAATTTAAGACCTGGTTTTATTCAATAGTTGCTAATGAATGCTTAATGCTACTTAGAAAAACATATCGGAAAAAAGAGGTGTTTTTTACCGATATACGAAAGCTCTTGTGTCACGAAGCAAATGAGGATGAGTACCTAGATGATTTAATGAAAACGGACGATCCAACAAAAGAGCTTGAGGATCGAGAGCGTGTTAGGCTCGCAACCAAAGCACTTGCGCACATAAAAGAAGAGCACCAACTACCACTTTTTTTGCACGGGTGGTTGAATATTAAAAATGAAGATATTGGAGTAATTATTAATCGGACAACTGAGGGCGCAAAAAGCCGGATATATCGCGGTCGGCGTGAGTTAAGGGATATTATGGAACGCTAAAAATGAAATACATGCCGAAATTTAAGGCGCGTACAGACGCGAACCATAAGGAGCATATCCACACACTGAAAAAGGCTGGATATTCGGTGGTAGACTTATCCCGCGTGGGTGGCGGTTGCCCCGATCTGCTAGTTGGTAAAAACGGACATTGCTGGCTCGTAGAGGCAAAAACCGAGAGTGGAAAAATATCACCCAAACAGGACGAATTTGCAAATAATTGGCGCGGTGGGCCTATCTATGTATCAAGAGATCCATCGTGGGCACTTGTTGCACTTGAGATAAAGTTAAAAACGCTATGAAACGAGGCCGGGTTGTTAATAATATCGGTGATGGGGCAGGAATGCCAGAGGAAAACCTCTGCTCCGCAATCGTTATGAGGGCGCTCCAGGACGCGCTTTGTCCTGGTACAGCAACAACCGATACAGCGAGCAACTGCACTCGAAATACAAAAATTAGCCAGTGTAATTGGATTATGGCTAGAGTTATAGAGCCAGCGCCCCCGTTTTCGTGTCGCTGGTGTTTAGAGCAGATCAGCGAATGTCCTGCTCGAAGGCATCATGAACTAAAGTTAAAAGTACTTAAAGAGAGTGGATTATATGGAAAAGAAAAAAAATAGCTGGGAAGATCGGCCAATTTGTTCAACTGAAATCGACGACTACACAGAAAGGGCGGTAAAAATCGACCCCGCAAGCGTTACGGCTAAGGATGTTCTGGCACTACAGGACGCATATGCAGAAATCGCCGAGTTAAAAGATAAAATCTTCGACCTGGAAAACGGACTAATCCAGGAAAAAGAGCGCCGAGAACAGGCGGAGGAACAGTCTGAGGCACTGCTAGAAACACAGCTGGAAGACCGGGATTTCTATCGTAGGCTAATGCATGGCCTGTGTGATGCGCTTATTGATGGCCGGTTCGAATAACTTGACAAATAAAAAAGTATGGTATAATGGGAGGTAGGAAGCGCGGACTAAGCATATATGTTCTATTCCTTAGGTGAGTTAATGTCATGGTATAACACTCACAACCCCGCAAGGCAGCGATTTTTCAATCTTTTCGAGCCAGAATCAGGCTCGAATAGCTACGCATCAGACTTTTCAGGTGATTCAGAATCGGATATTTGGGCTTCAATAACGTGGGCAATTAAGAGAGCTTTACGCGGAAGATCGTACCTAGAGGCTAGATCGTGGGCCCTTCGTAACCTAAATGAAACAGCGTTTCAGTATTCTATTGAAGAAATTGCGTGCGATTTGCAAAAAACACCAAAAAAAATTAGTCGATGGATTAGACAAATAGATCGGGACTTAGAACGCGAATGTATACGACGCGAATTACTACCCGCAGAAGATATTGTAAAAACGACCCAACTTTCGACTTAAAACGGAGTTTTGGCGGGTGACTCCCCCCGATACCCGCCGATTTTTCAACATACACAAACCTTCCTTCACATTCGGTTTTAGGTAGGTTTTCAGCCGCCGGGTGAATCGCTTCCAGACCCGGCGGCATTCTTATCAAGTAACCACACGGAATTAGGGAATATAAAAAATGGCGCAACATAAACCGACAGAACAAAGCCGGTTGCGCGTTATGTGTGATGCCATTGCGGGCTTTACGCAGAACCAGATTGCAGACCGCATGGGCATCAGCGATGATACTCTAAGAAAATACTACAGAGAAGAGCTGGACAGTGGTGTGAAAAGCATCGTTTCGGAGGCGGTTAGCGTTGTGGTCCAAGAAATGAGAGACGGCGACCGGACTAGCGCATTCTTTATTCTAAAGTGCAAAGGGCGGTGGAGAGAGACAGACACACTAGAACAGGGCGTTACGGCTCTTAAGCGCTTTTTAGTCGAGGAAATACCACAAGGCGAAGAAGAAACCCCAGGGGAATTTGACACCGAAACAGAGCGAGATTGACGAACATACGTCCATCATTAAAGAACATTGGTGGGTTACGCGGGCTAAGGCTGACTTTAATGCGAACCTAATCGCAGTAACGGCAGGGCTAGGCTCCGGTAAAACGCACGGGGCTATACAGTGGTGCTACGACAGAACGGTATTAAATAACAAGTCGCCGTTTAGCTTCTATATGATGCCCATATACGAGCTGCTACACAACACGGCGATACCAGTAACACGCAAGGTTTTAGGCTCATACGGTCTAATTGAGGGCACAGATTACACAATTCTCAAAAGCCCTTTTCCTAAGTGTATATTCAATGCTACCAAGCAAGAGCTGCACTACATCTCAGGGAATAGGCCGGAAAAGATTAAGTCAGTACAGTACAGTCATGGCGTTGTAGATGAGCCCGGCGTAACGGACGAAGAATCATACAAGCGGGTGAGGGAGAGAACCCGTGACATGACGGCGGTGGTCAATCAGATAATCCTACCCGGAACGCCGGAGGGGATAAATTGGTTTGCAGATGAATTTGACAGTGATACGGGTGAAGGATGGGATCGCTCAAGGGATCGCGACCACACGCTAATACGGCAGGTTGAGGACGGTTCAACCGTAAGGCTCAGGCGCTTTCGGCTTACAACATACGACAATCAGATATACTTGCCGCCGGGATATATCAGCAGCTTGCTGGATACGCACCGGGACAACCAAGCGTATATCGATTCATATGTTTTTGGCCGATTTGTACCACTTGTAACCGGTAACTGCTATGGCAACTATAAGCCACAGAAGCACAAGATCCCGAATCTGGAGCCGTCACCATACCGAGATATTTATCTCACATGGGATTTTAATGCCTCACCACTAACCTGGATTAGTGTTCAGGAATTTCCCTTTACAGACCCGAAAACACGAACATTGAAGTACGTGGCGATTCACGAGGCAAGTAAAGACGCGAGTCTAATCGACGATGCCTGTGTGGAGTTTAGAATCAAACACCCGGTAGAGCTGTTTAAGGACACACCAATCTTGCTCTATGGTGATAGTAGTGGACACGCGGAAAGCCATAAGTCGAGCAGAACGGACTATGAATCAATTCGGTTCTACTTAGGTAAAATGGGCTATCGAAATATTTCGGTTAATGCATTACGCTTTAACCCACTCGAGACTGAAACGGTTCAGGCTCTAAACACACTTTTCCTTAAGGATGAGATGATGGTCTGCGAGAGAACTAGACTTCTACAGCGCAGTCTATCAGCAACCAGATGGAAGGATGGTGTTCGTAAGATTGATAAGCCAGCAGGTGAGGATTGGACGCATCCAGGTGATGCACTGAAGTATCTAGCGTATGCAAGACAAGTGGGCGCAAGCCGTAATGTGACGAGTAGGAATTTATGAACGAACAAGAAAAAGACGAACTAGAGGCATTGTGTATAGATGCCCTAAGGGAATGTTTCATTCGGGCCTGGAGTGATGCTCGTACAGAGAGAGCAAAAAGAGCATTTAGGGAAAACCTATCACCTTGGGCGAAGGAGCTACCTAGTTTTCAGGATTTAGACGATGCCAGTTGAAGCAACGTTTGCACTAACAACAGTAGCACACACATCGATAGGGGCGGCCTATGCGCTTGCGGTTGAGTTGCCAAGGGATTGCGCGGGCCTTGTGTTTGATAACCAAACGGACGGCGACGTGCAACCAGCAACGAATGATTCAACGGCAGACATACCACCACTACAATCAAACCAGGTAATCTCAGTCGATCTAGCAGCTATGAACCTACACACAAACGCAAGTATATACCTTAAGGATGGCACAAGCGCACCCACAAGCGGTAATTTCTATATTTGGTCAATGCGTAAATGAGCATCTATTTTAGCCGCCCCCAGGACTTATCCGGCTATGTGCCATATACCGGGGCTACCGCCGATGTTGATATTGGCTCACAGCGGTATTTTGGTAGAGGTTATTTGGCCATTGACGACGCCGTCCCGGCATTTAGCGCCTATGACTCCACATATACGTGGGGTTTCGATTTTTATGCCACACCAACAAATGGTGTGTTTGCGGGCACCGGTGGCTTAATATTTCAAACCGCCACAAACCCTATAGTTGAATTTAGCAGCTCCGTTGCCGGCCAGGAAAACGGCATACAATTTGAGTCAAACGGTTGGGACGGTCAGTTAATATTTAAATACGACAACCCTCTAGGGCGAAGGCGTTTTGATTTCAGTCATGATGTTGATATTACCGGTGACATTCTGGCTTCTGGTACTGGCACCTTTGGCGGCGGCGGAGCTGGTCAATCAGCAATTCAAAGCGGCCTGGTAGTTAATGAGGCAGGCGGTGCGACGGGAGACGACGACTTTAGGGCGGAGACCAATACCAACGCAAGCGCGCTTGTAGTTGATGCATCGGCGGAGGAAGTAAAGATAGGTGCGGAGCTGGTATACACGCCTTCCGCCACTCAGAGCATAACGGCTACTTCAGATGCAATCTCAGCTAATGCTACAATGATAGTGCTTAATCCATCGTCTAATTTAACCCTAGTATCCACACCAACAATCGCCAATGGTACCACTGGACAGATACTTTATATCACCTGCGGTAATGCAGAGGTCAATACGGTTACCCTACAAGATCAGGATACGCTTGCCAGTAGTAACCTACAGCTAGGCGGCGCAACTCGCAGCATAAAGGGCAGGGATGTTTTACAACTTTTATTTGACGGAACCAACTGGCTAGAGGTTTCGTATTCGCAAAATAGCAACTAATGGGCACCAGAAAAGAGTCATCAATATACGAGTTTGAAAACGGGCTAAACGTAGAAGACGGTTGCACAACGATCCGTAAGGATGGGAGTAATAATCTTGAGTTTTATGATTCAGTAACCGGCACTAAAACATTAGCGGACGTGTCGGCAGCGGACGTTGTGGGGCCGGGTTCTTCAACTAATAACACAGTGGTGCGCTGGGACGGCGCGGCGGGCACTGCCATACAGGGTAGTAATGTAACGATAGATGATTCCGGTAATATGGGTGTTCCGGGAGGTGTTTCCTCATGCGGTAGCGTTTATGGTTATAGCGGCGTATCATCGGGCGACTATATGTGTGCCCCTTATGATATTTGTTCGAGTTCTGGCAGTATATGTGCCTACTGTAATGTTTATGCAAGTTGTGGCTGTGTGTGTGCTTACTACGGGTTTTACTGTAGTGGTTATGGCGGCGGTACGAATAGTTTTTTAACCGGTGATGGTAGGACGGCGTATTTTTGTGGTGGTATATTTTATTATGCATGTTAAATTAATATGAGTATTGTAATTAATAAAAAGGTAAGAGGCGACGTAGATCCCAAAAGGGTATTATGGGAAATAGAGGAAACTCGGACAGACACAGCTACCTATGCAATATCAATTGAGCACCTAGAAAAGGCTCGTGCCGACTTTCAAGCTAAGATAAGCGAGATAAACGAGAAAATAGCCGAAATAGAGAAAGGGTGATGCACGAAGTCACAGTATGCATTCCAACCTTCAACGGTTCGGATACTATTCAGAAGTGCTTAAAGTCCGTCCAGATTCAGGGTGTTAATGCCCGTATAATTGTGATGGACAACGGAAGCACGGACGGCACACTAGAGATGCTCCAATCCGCCGTTAAGAATGGTTGGTATGGTAATCATGACATAGAGGTACATGCAGGCGGTAGGGTTCCGGGTGGTAGGCCAGAGAATATAAAGCATGTTCGCTCTAAGTTAGCCGAACTAGTTGAAACCAAGTTTGTTCTTTGGTTAGATGATGATATAAAACTCCCGCCATTTGCTCTAAAGCTAATGATGGAAATGGCGGACGTTATGCCTAAGCTTGGTTGTGTTGGTCTACACTACCAGCCCTTCAATGGTCATATGGCAGTAGGTGCAACGCTAATGCAGGCCGGGGTGGCAAAACAACTCACTTGGGACTATAAGCCGGGCCAACCGTGCGAGTGCAATCAAGCGATAGAAGACATTAAAAAACTAGGCTATGAAGTGCAATATATGAATAAGATAACCGCCTTAGATTTGGATTATGTATAATGCCTAGAGTGCTAACAGTTGAGAAACCAAAACTAAAGACCGTATCGGAAATAAAATCTAGGCTACAAGAAAGGCGTGTATACGTAGATTCAGAGCTTGAGCATATAAAAGCCGAGCGGGCAGAACGGTTAGAAAGACTTATTCCGGAAGGTTTGGTACGGGAGCTGGAGGTTGAGGCAGAAATATTAGAGCAACTAGAGGCAGAAATTGAGTAATGGCCACGTTTACCTTTAGTATCAGCGCAACTAAGATTGATGTACTTTCCGGCACGGGCACACTTGCGCAGCTTTATACCGATGCTATAGCGGCGAGTGCCGGTTGCATGACCAATCCATCCGGCACCACTTATCAAGTTGAGGGAAATCGGGAACTCGAATTATCAAGTGGTGTAACCCTTAATGTGGAGACGGGTGATAAATTACAGTGGAACCTAACGGCTAATAAATATCCCACTTTTGGGGTTGCCGCCGGTTCTACACTTAATCTTGCAGCGGGTTGTACAATTAGCGGCGACACCACAACACCAGCCAGTCATCTTTCTTATTGGTATTGGCACGGCACAATACAGATTAGCGGCACCGAGGAGAATCCGGTCATCCTAGAGAATTACCGGTCGATTTATCTAGGTACATATGACACAACCCCTATGACCTGGACGTATGTAACGCTTAGGGAAAACGCCTATGCAAGCGGGTATTTTGTATATTTTTATGGCAACTCTACAACTGGTTTTGACGGAACACAAGTAGCACACTCATTTACAAATATTACCGTTTCAGACACGAGGGGCTATGGTATTATCTCTTTTTTATACGGGGATTACTCCGCATGGACAATAGAAGATTGGACGGTAGACGGAATAGAGGAATTAAACTTTAACTACAATCACGCACTAAAGCTTAAGGGGTGGGAGATAAAAAACACGGCTGATTATATAAGGCTATATAATGTCGGTTCCGCACTAGAATCCGCTAAGATTAATTCTTCTAAGGCCCGTGACTTCGAGGCAAACGGTCATAATCAGCCAATGGTAATGTTTGAGGAGTGTACTTTTGACAACCTTGATAGTGGTGTTTATAACTTCCTGGCTTATTGTGGGGGGCATTGTTTGGTTAAGGGTTGCACATTTAAAAATGCCAGTAGCGGACTTTTTGCCCTTGATACCATCATTCGTTTATACGGCACCCAAACTTATACATCCGTTACAACCGAAAAAAGCTGGAACGGTGGAGGAACATACCTGCATTCTCGCAAGCTGGACATAACCGTAACAGATGGCACAGACCCAATTGAAAATGCAACGGTTAGAATACGAACTAAGCTGGAGAAGACGGTATCGGGCAGGGATTACCCCTATGAGGAATACTCGTTTCTCACAGACGAGAATGGTCAGGTTAAGGGTATGGTAGAAGACCCTATTTACCTAACAGAAAAAGAAGAGTCTTCAGCGAATAATTTTATAAACTGGTCCTTAACAGAAGATTACACAGAGAAAATAACTAACGGCGACTTTGAAGGCGGCATTACGGGCTGGACGCAACAGCCGGCTGACGGAATGATTACATGGGTACCGGCTAATGGAAACCCCAAAAATAGCATACAACTACAACAGGGGCCGGGCACATCTGATTATATACACGCCTATCAAACACTAACTTTAACTCCTGGTATACAGTACGATTATGCATTTGAGATAGTAGCGGCCACTAATCCGGCGTATGCACGCTTTAAGATAGGCTCTACCGCGCCGATTGAGGGCTCTTATTACGCGGGCGACATAATAAATGATAATTCTAATGCGGTAGGTGTGCATACCGGAACATTTACTCCATCAGTTGATACTGTGTATTTTGTACTTGAGGACAGTAACGCAGCAAACGGCTCAACTAATTATGCGGGGCTGAGCGTTAATGCAACGGCCAATGAGTTTGACGATATGGTGCATATCATTGAGGTCTCTAAAACCGGCTATACACTGGATTCTCAAGAGATAGCAATGGATCAGGACAGGTCGATTGAGGTAGTGCTAACCACAAACCCAGCTGACCAAACAACAATTTACGACGCAACCTTTTATGATTGCAATCTGTATTAAAATAGATTTTAATTTTCGGAGTTTTCGAGTATGACTTTCAAAAAAGCATTGAGTTATGAGCCGTCTTCATTGGTAGCGGCAGCATATCAGAGCACTACTAACCAAGCTTATGGCAACTTGGATAATATCGCAGCACTTGCGGGCTATGCCGGGACGGGCACCTGGACGGGTAACGGGAACGCAATCTTTCGTTATTCCACAGCACTCGACCAAAAGGATGCAGACGCCAATTGGTTTGAGGCCGTATCAACTATAACACTCACATCTAGTACCGTAAGCCTTGGCTATCTAAGCGACGGTAAGGGTAGTGTAACGGACGGTAACCCCGTACCTCCGCTTCCATATGGCCGCGCACAGATAGAAATTCAATCAACCGATGCGGGCGGTCTACAAATTGACGACCTTATTTGCTCAATTTTAGGTGACTTTAAATAATGCCGGAAAATAAATTCAGTACACACCCGGATTACGATGTTAAGCGGGATGACTGGCAGACCTATCAGGCATTACATCAAGGCCGCCACGATACCCTATCAAGCGCAAATTACCTTTGGCGGCATGAGTTTGAAGAGAACTTAGCAAAGGGCGGCGGTAAGCTTAGGCAGATTCGAGAGCAGCGCACGCGGTATGTGAACCTAATTACACCGATTGTAAATAGCTTTGTTGCTCTGATATTTAAAACCGACCCAGACCTTGAGGAAGTTAGGAAGGTTTTAGATGAAGAGGAAATAGCCGATTTTGACGGCAACGGAACTAATCTGATTAACTTCCTGCGTAATGAGGTTGCGTTTAATTATTTCCTCTATGGCAAGCCGATCGTTCAGGTGGATACCATGCCTATGAAGGCAAACAGCCGGGGTGAAGAGATTGCAGCCGGGTTAAGGCCCTTTGCTGATATTTGGAGCCCATTAGATCTAAAAGATTGGCAGATTGAGACTATAGACCCCAAAAGAAAGGGGAAGTACAACGCCATGCGCTTCGAGTACACTATCATAGAGGACAGGGGAAGCTTAATGGAAGCGCCTGTACAGCGGCGCTATAGCACAATTATAGAATCAGACGGAACTACCGTTACAGCGCAGCATTATGCAGGCGAGCTAATAAGCCGCTATGCGGCAATGGACGAAGCCGAGGCAGTCTGGACACCATCAGGAGAAGCTCACGTTATCGAGGGGCAATCTGAAATCCCGGTAGTACTGGACAATATCGAAAGCTGGATCAAGGCGGTTTCACCGGTCGCACTACTTAGGCACAATACTCAAAGCTCACTTGATAACGGTCTGCTGTATCAAGCTCACCAAAGGTTAGTTGGCATCGGTGAGTTTAAAGAGGGTGACGCTGTTATAATGAATGAGGCTGGTATTATGTTTCTACCAGAGGGTAGCACATTGGAGACTATCCAGCCCTCAGACCCATCTGCATTAGAGCGAAGATTAAACGCGCTAACAGCGAGAATGTTTCAGATAGCATTTAGCCGGGTACGTTTAATTCCAAGCGATAGCAAGGAAACACAGGCCGCAGACGCGCAACAAGAGGAAGATAAACTTTTAGTTGCGCAGCTCAGAGCAGCTAGTAAAGACTTATCTGATAACTTCACACAGATTATAAAAGTGTTTGCAGAGCTTAAGGGGCAGACTTTTGACGGGCGCATAGAGCTAGATGACAATATCACAAGTGAAGATATTACGCAGCAGATAGTAACACTACAGGCGCATTGGGATGAAATCGTTAAATATCCAGAATGGCGAAAGGCAATTAATAAAAAGCTTGCCATGCAGATGCACCTTGATGAGATTGAGGACATTACAAACGAGATTGACGAAGGGCCGAAAGAGGCCGCGTCAATGAGTCAGGATAGACTCTCAGGAATTACGAGCGCATTAGATGCCGGATGATAGTGTCAGTAAGCGAGCAAAAGACCGTGATAGGGAAATAGAGTTATTTACTACCAAGCTAAAAGCCTTCCTGGATACTCGACTTGCAAAGATTCTTAATCGGGTAAGAATAGGTGATATACCGGCGCTAGAAGCCGCGTCACAGCTTGGCGGTATTCTACAAGGCATGAAAGATTTGGGGTTAGATGCTCAGTTAGCGGAGCTGGATAACATCTACACCAAAGAGCTGTTAGCTGTAAAATCAGAGCTGGACGCACTCAGCACAGCAACCGGCCTAGGTACGCTAGTGTTTAGTGATGCTGATAAATCCGTGGTAGAAGCTCTGATAAGCGCCGATTACTCCCAGATAGAGGGTAAGATAGGGGCATATATAACCGACGTTAAGGCGGCGGTATTTCGCTCTGTGGTTGCACAGGACGCGCCGGATTACGATGCTGTTATAGAACGGTTTGGGCCACGCATGGCGGCGAATATGGAAACCGAGCTTAGGACGGGCCTTAGCGCATTCAATCAGACCGTAACGAATCATAAGCTTGAGCAGTCAGGCATTGAATACGTTGAATACTTGGGGCCCGACGATAAGGTTACTAGGGATTTTTGCAGAAACCTCTTGCACAAGGGCGGTATCTTTAAGCTTTCAGAAGTAAAGAGAATGCAGAACGACCAGGGCACCGATGCATATATTTATCGTGGCGGCTATAACTGCAGGCACCAATGGCGCGGCCTCGATAGCGATACAGCTAAAAGTAGGCTTAGTAAGTAATGGGCGTTACCTATAAGGCAAATTTTAACGCTAATTCACTTAGAAAAAAAACCGGGTTTGGCGACCACAGGAAATTTAAGGCTACTGTAGAAAAAGCGCTTGCCCCTACGGTTACAAAGATGATTAAGCGCATCCGGCGCGGGCAGGGTATAGACGGGCCATTGAAGAGACTAAGTGCACTGTACGCAGATTATAAACAGGCGGTTGGGCGTAGGCCGATACCAGATAGAACGTTAACGGGCGCATTACTGCAGGCGATACACGAAAAGTATCAGAACAGGGGTTGTAGCGTAGAGGGAACAGTTTTCTTTACGGACAGCACACACCCACTAGCCCCAAAAAGAGCCGGTGGTGGGCGGTATAGCGGAAATAATAAGCGAACAACTATCCACGCCGTTGCTAGAGCAATGCAGGACAAACAACACTTTTTCGGATTTCGCAAACACGAACGTGATTCGTTCGTAAGTCTATTAAGAAAATATTTAAGGGTAAAATGACAGACACAGACAAAATCGTACCTTTCGACGAGCATCAACAAGTGGTTGAAAAACTCGATAAGACCACAGCTAGGGCACAGCGGTTCGAAGGCAAGCTAACCGACCTGGAAAGACAGCTTGAGCAATTCAAGGGTGTTGACCTTGAGGGACTAAAGGCCGCTAAGGAAGAGCTTGAAATTCTACGTAAACAGCAAGCTACTAAAAGCCCGGACGATTTAGAGGCTTGGAAAAAGGAAGAGGCCGAAAAGATTAAGAATAAAGTATTAAGCCAAACCCAATCTGAGATCGAGCGACTTAGCACAGAGCTTGCAACTAAAGACCAAATTCTAACGGAACTAACGGTTGTCGATAAGGTAACTAACGAAATTGGGGAGAACTTCAATTCGGATGTAATGCCCTTTGTAAAAGATATTATTAGAAAGCGAGTTAAAAAGAACGAAGACGGCGAATACGTAGTTTTAACCGAAGACGGCGAACCAATGTATGTTAGCGGAAAACCCGCAACGCCTCAAAACTTAGTAGACGAAATCGGCAGCAAACACGCATCATTCCTTAAGCGCCAGGTATCGAGCGGTAGCAAGATGAATGGCACTAGAACAGAGACAATTTTCGGCGGTGATAAGGTGGCAGCTTATGCCAAGATGACACCAGAACAGCGAAAGGCAAACCTATCACGCGACGAACGAGGCAAGCTTGCAAGCGAATTACTCAAGCAGGCTAGTCCAAAATAACCAGATTTAAGAATTTTTAGGAGTAGAAACAAATGGCAATAGTTAATGATGCCGAGGGCCTATACAGCATCAACGCACTTGGTTTGCAGGGCGCAACTAAATATATTGGAACCTCTGCAAATGTCGCAGCTTTTAATGCGAACGATGGCTCAGCGGTAACCTTTTCATTCACTAACTACAGTATTAACTCAGATACCAGCGTAGTTGCAATTAATTCGGCGGAATCAAACGCCTCTGATATTGCAGCTTGCTTATCTCAGCTAATCACAGAGTTAGCAAACCAGGGAATCGTAACGATTTCCTACGACGGGACATAAACAAACACAGATTTAATAAATTTTAGGAGTTATTTCAAATGGCTAACGAAACCGAAGTTAGTAATTTTGCACTAACAACCGATGTTATATCGGATGCAATTTCCCCGGCGTTAGTTCAAGCGCCGGTTGTGGCACCACATATCTATTATGAGGCCCTTCCGGCAGGAACAAACGTTAAATTGTGGCGCAAGGCCGCAAGTGTAACCGCTGCAGAAATCAATGAGTCTGCGATCGTTACACCCCAAGAACCTAGCGAGTCTACCGTAACCGCTACGGTCGTTAAGCTTGGCGGAACCATCTTACTGACCGTTGAAGCTCAGAGAGTTGGAGCTTCACAGGGTGATATGGTTAGGTTACTTGCCGAGGCTATTGGGCGCGATTGGGACGATGAAATCATCGCCCTTTTTGCTTCAATCAGCAATCAGGTAACCGCGACCACTACGCTAACAATCAATGACGTACTTGAGGCAGCTTATAATGTTCGCGCTAATACAGCGGGCGTATCAAGCGGGCCGCTCGTGGGCGTGTTTGATTATAAGGGTATTCACGAGATTCAGAAAGAGCTTACCGGTTCTACCGCAGCACACCTTTCAAATGCTAGTGAAATTTCCTTACTGCAGGGCGTAGGAGCAAACGGCTATGTAGGTGAGAAATCCGGTGTATATTTCTACCAGACCGACGGCCTACCTACCAGTGGTTCTGATGACAATGCATTAGTATATGACCCGGCAATCACCTTTGGCGGAATGATTTCTCCAAGCGTTGAGACTCGGATCAACTTTATCGGCGGTGAAGGCCCCACACGAGGCTTTGCTGACTCGATTAATGCGTGGATATTCTGTGATGTTATCGAATGGAATGACGGCGCAGGATGCGGAATATTGTCCGACAGCTAGAAGTAATTAAACATAGGGGGCGAAGTTAGCCCCCGCACTTTTTGAGGAAACATGGCGACCTATTACGACACAAGACCCAATTCAGCAGATTTAACACTTTATCAAGAATTATTTGAGGAACATAAATCAAAGCCAAGGGTACACAAAAACCCCTGGATATTGTTTGGATTTATAGCAACAGACAGGACGGGCGGGCAGACCCGCTACACACCGAAGCTATTCAAGCTCAATTGTGGTTTAACGCACGGCGGAGCGCACGATTTAGACAGATACCTAAAGAGAGGGTTTGTCGTTCTAGATTATTTCCTACCGAGGCCGGAGCAAGTGCCAGGCCCGCAGGAAATCGGCGACTTCATTATAGAGCACGGCTGGAAACAGGAGTATAAAGACCCGCGCCATATGCGTAAAGTTGAGGAACTTAGGCAGGCGATTAAGCTCGCGCAAGGTGAGGCCGGTGTTGTATTCGAGGCTAACGAGGCCCTAAACAGCGAGCGCAAGCTAAGGCTTGAGTTAGAGGAAAAATACGAAAAGATGGCCGCTAAGCTCGAATCTGAGTTAGGCGATTTAAAAAGCCGGGTTGACGATAAGAAGCAAAAAGAGTCACTCCAAAAGAAGATAACACGTAAGAAAGATTTAAAGGAAAGGTCAGATGCCAAATGAGGGTTTTGTATTCCCTGCAGGGATAAAGAAAATTAGACGGCACATTCCAAAAGAGCCGCAGACCTCGCGAGAGATGCTTAAACAGCAGCTTGCAGAGCGACCAGAATCGGGACTTATGGAACGGGCTGAGAGATTGCCACGGGATGAAAAAGCCCGCCACGCGGTCGATATTATGACCCGTGATAGCATGGAGAGCCAGCGAGCTTACGGCAACCCACACCCTAGCGAAGAAAAAACCCGGCAGGAAATGACAGAATTAGCTAACGTTTGTGAACAGAAACGAGAGGCAGGAGAGTATAAAAAGAAATGACATATCCATTCGGCAAAGACTTAACATATAACTTCTATGCTATAAGCGATAATAATGATTATGAATCGCTTCCAGATAGCCCAGAATCAATATATATCTATAAAACCGGATATAAACCCTCTAGGGCGCAAGCCTTAGCCGGCACCGATAACGGCGGTCTATTGGAAACTATAGCGTCGTGGTCTGATACTTCAGACTCTAATGGAAAAACTTTTACCATAGCAGCACTCGACGATCCTGATGTTAGCAGCGAGGTGCGGCGTTTTACATATTATGTTGCGCTAAACTTTAAGTTATCGGCGGGAGAGCAGACACAGACCGTTATACGCGCACTTCCTATGGAGCGGGTATTAGGCCACCATAAAGCAGTTAGCACCGCAGCGGCGGATCTAGAGGCCATATACACCGACATAGATAGTCTCAGAAGTGAGGCACAACAAGCAACAAGCATTACGCTTGCAACCAATATGATGAAAGACGATCTCACGGCATCCGGCTTTGAGTGGGTGGAGCTTTGGCGACCAGATGAGCTTAACCAGGCGATAGCATATAGGGCGCTTGCTGACATTATGCTTGGCCTCATTACATCCGATAGTGACGAGTGGCATATTCGGTATTTAGAATATAAGGAAACCTGGAAGGGCCTCTATTCCATGCTTAAGCTTGAATACGACTCAACTAAAGACGGGGAGCCAGACATTAAGGAAGCCCCGCAGAGTTTTAGGCGCATAACAGTATGACAACACCCGCACAGGTAAGAGCGGCATGGAAGGCAAAGGTTTTTGACCACGCAACCGTGCAGGCCCTCACAAGTAAGATATATGACTTTGATTTGCAGTCTCTCGCTGAAGTATCAAGCGCACACTTAGCACTAACTAAGTTTGAAACTGAGATTAACTTTATTCAGTATCAGGTACAAAAGCGCCGGGCATGGAAACAATCGAGTCAATCCGGCGGGACAAAGGTACAATCGGAGCAGTTTGTTGTAACGGTGCGTTATATCCTCGATGCTAAAATGGATACAAGCGGCACAAACTACAACGCACTAGAAACAAACCTCGACACTATTTGCGGGCTTGTAAATAGTAGTCTTGGCATAACATGGAACGGAACCGTTGAATATTACGAGTTTCAACTAGAGGAAGCAACAATAATACCAGAGCTTTTAAATGATGTGCCCGTATGGGTTGGAGAATATCAATTTCTTGGCCACGGGCAAGCAACAATAATATAATAGATTTAAAAATTTTAGGAGTTAGTAACAATGGCTAAACGATCAGGAGCAGAAACCCCTATCATAGTAGCTATCGGCGACACGTTCGATACTGCTGTTACAGGTGGAGCAGGGGACAAGGCGCTCGTTAATAATCTTTCACAGAGTCGTAATGTCGGTGTCTTGAGAGAAAATCCGATAGGCGGTGGACAAGTCTTAGACGGAGAGGATTCGCAGCAGGGCGCGGACGCTCCAACGGTTAATATTACCAAAGACATGCGCTATAATGACAGTGGTAATTTTCTTGTTTCCCAATTTTTCGGCGGTGCATCCGCTGTTGATTGGGGTGGTGCATATTGCCACAGCATTTTCCTTAACGAAACCGCAAACGCTTACTGGAACACCGTAGCGGCTGGTATGACCACAACCGAGGTACAGGAGTGGACTTCTTGTGCAACTAGAAGTATTACACTTAGCGTTAGTGGATTTCCGGGGCCGGTTGTAGGAGCATTTGACCTACTCGCTAATGAGCGGCTAATCACCGGAACGGAAAACGAAACCGCAGACCTTGCGGCGGCTACCGTTGTAAACACCAAACGTGTTATTGCACGACCGGCTGATAGCTTTCGGATTAATGCACAGGCGGGTGCGGCACTAGATAGCGGTGATACCGTGGCGATTACCGATATTAGTATCGCCTATCAAAAACCACAGGAAGCCCCAAGCGAACTTAAGGGATCAGCGGGCAACCCCGAACCAGTATTAACGGGAGATCCTCCCCTTAAGGTAACCCTATCCGTAACTATGCGCACATTAGCCGACTTTACGTATTTTACCGCAGCGGCGGCGGGTACAGCTTACAAGGCGAGCTTTGAGGCAGAATCAGCCGACTTTATTACCGGCGCAATTCCTTACAAGTTTGGCTGTTATTTTCCATATCTCAAGATTTTGGAAGATCCCGGTTATGATCTTGGCTCAACGGCTGACAACCCTCACACGGTAGTCTTCGAGGTATTAATGCCAGCAGATGGCGCATATCCTACCGGCATGATCGATCCGTATCCATACATTCTGATCCAGAATGATAGATCGGACGACTTACTAACTTAATAAACACTTAGGTATATTTTTATGAGGATTAAGCAAAAAACTATCACTGTAACTTTAGATTCTGAGGATGGTGCGGCTATATTTGTTTTCGAGCGAATGAAGGCCAATGCACACGAAAAGCTTGTTTACGAGATAAGCAAGGCCAGGCAATTAGTAAAAGAAGCCGAAAAGGACGATAAGGACGTTGATGCGCTACCATTATTCTTGGCTACTAAGGCAATGGAAACAGCAGTATTAAAAACCTGTAAGTCCGTCAAGGGCTTAGAATATGAAGATGGTAAGCCTATCACCGTTAAGGATGTTCGAGAAAAGAATCTGGACAGTGACATATTAGAGCTTATCCTTGCAGGATATACCGCAGCGGCTACACCGGAGGCGGAAGTAAAAAACGAGCCTTCGGAGCCAGAGTCGCCGAAAGATTAGAATATAGATTACTTGACAGCTTCGGCTACACTGGCTATCGGTGTAGCCGTTGCTATCACTACGCAGACGACGCGGCACCGGATTGTGAATCTGGCAAATGTCCGATTGAAGAACTCGCAAGCGATCCAGCTATTGAGCGGTTTTGTAATGAGTTTATAGCCGCTCGTACTGTGTACGAGTATACGAAAGACCCCAACGTATTAACGGAAGTTTATAACGATTGGGGTTTATATTCTGACCCATTCACATTACTTAAGTTAGAGGAAATCTACGCCAAATGGATAAAACAAGAGCAGATGAAAAACAGTTAGAGCCGATCGACAAGTTTGCAAAAGAACTACCCGAACTACTCATAAACCCTAAGATGAGTGATGCGGAAATTCTAGGCCGAGCAACCCGCATGTTGGGACATATGGTTGCAATTGCTAACCAGCATTTAATATTATGCACAGCTAACGATCACCTAGTAGCTACCTATTTTCTAGCTAAAATCGGCGGTAAACAAGTTAACCTACCACAAAAACCACACGCCGGAATAGCTACTAAAATCAGCGATTACATTCCATTTTTAATGAAAAAACTCCCACTCGAAACCCAAAAGAAAATCAACTCAATCCATTCCGAAGAATTCAAGCCAGGAATCCTTAACGAGATTCTGCACGTTATACCCGAATACTATCTATTACTTTCCGGGGGTGGCACGCGCCACGAAATCGCTGACTTTATTCACACGTCACACAGGCTAATTTCATCTCTAATTGTAGAATACAACCTGCTACATAAACGGCATATGAAGTTAAAATCTAACCTCACGGCATTTTATGTTAATGATTCTGATAGGCCGCTAGGTAGCAACTTTAGAAAACACTTACCAATAGCGCCTAAAACGGTTAAAGATTTACATTTTCAAGATGGCTGGAAATAATGGGATTTGGTTCAGACGCTAACAATATAGAAATCAGCGTAACAGTAGACGCCAAGGGTACAATAAAAGTATTCGACCAGCTAGGAAATGAATTAGACCGCGTAGAGACTAAATCCAAAAAGGCCGACCAGGGCTTTAGTAAACTACAAGCTAACCTCGTTACCCTAAATCAAGCTACCCAACTAGCGCAGACGGCGCTTAGGGGACTGACTAACGCGTCCACCGCCCTATTTAACGCGCTAGACCGGGCCGCTAAAGTTGAGGCATTAGCGGCGGGCTTTGAAAACCTACAAAGCTCCATCGGCAATCTTGCAAATGACAAGATGGAAGCCCTTAAGAAACAAACACGCGGCCTTGTTTCTGAAATGGACTTAATGCAGTCTGCTAACCAAGCCGTATTACTTGGCGTTGATGACGGTTCGGGAAAGTTTGAGGAGCTAACCGGCGCTGCGCTCAAACTTGGCCGGGCTATGGGAATCGACGCTAAGAGCGCCGTTGACAGTCTTACGATAGGAATTGGGAGACAGCAACCTCTTATTTTGGATAACTTAGGTGTTACGCTTAAGGCGGGTGATGCATATAAAAAGTTTGCAGCCGAGATTGGAAAAACCACAGAGCAACTAACCGACAACGAAAGGAAATTAGCATTTAATAGGGCGGCGGTTGAGGCTATTGAAAAGAGGGTGGCTAACCTCGCTGAAATTGAAGAAACCGCAGCTGTTGCTACAACTGGGCTAAAAGTCACATGGTCAGACCTTACAGCGGAATTTGTTACTAACTTAAGTAGTAGTGAGGCACTAAAGAAATCCATAGATGACTTAGACCGAGCACTTAAGGAAATAGACACAGAGCAGTTAATTGCTGCGCTCGCTGAAATTGCATCGTGGTTAGTTGAAATCGTTACCCAAGCGGCAAAAGCTGCGCAGGCGTTAAGCTTCTTAGGCCGCAAGGCTAGAGAACACAGCTTTAAGCGGTTCGGTGAAGACGCTAAAACGGCGGCGCGGGGCATTGAGTCCCTTGACCTATTTGCAAAACGTACAGCCGGAAATCTTGATAAACTAAAAACACAAGTAGAGTTTTTACGGCAAAAGATAGTTGAAAACGGCTTTAGTACTGAACAGGCCAACGGATATCTAGAGGGCTATCTAAAGACTATTAAGGCGTGGGAATTAGAGCTTAAGGGCGCAACTAAGACCGTTCCTCTCCTTAACATGGAGCAGTCAAAGCTTAACGAAACAATAGATAAGTCAACAGAAAAGACTAAGAAGCTAACCGAAGCACAGAAAGAAGAGATAGCCGTCCTAGATGAGCTTTCTCGTATCGAGCTTGAACAGTTCAGGCAAAAAACAGAGCAGGTGGGTGAGGCGTGGGGTGCTCTCCTGGAAATGTTTGGCATGACCGGCAATGCAGCGGCCAGTGGCGCTAACTTCCTGCAAGGCATGTTTCCAGAAACGGGCGAATTTCTATCGGGCAACATGGGCCAAGTGGGATTAGTGGCCCTAGAGGTTTTTATCAAAGGCTTTGCGGGCGCATCGGCGGCATATGAAAACCGCGACAAGCTACATGACACCGGAGTGCAGATAGGTCAAGATGTATACGAGGGTTGGTTATCGGGTATTTTTGGCGAGGATCTAGGGGAATTATTTACCGACATTGAAAAAGGCATCGGTATTGACATAGGAGGCATGTTAGGTAAGCTTGGTCTATTCGGTTCCAACGACCCGCAGGCGGTATTTAGAAGCGGTGCGGCAGATTGGTTTGCCGACCTATTTAAAGGCGGAATTAAATTTGGATTCGAGGAAGGCGTAAAAGAGCTTAAAAGCCTAGACTTTTCAAAATACACCGACCAACTTGGGGGCTTGTCCGACGCTGACTTCCAGGGGTTTGCTGGTATTGGTGATGCGTTCGCAGCCATGTTCGAGGATTCATTTGAAGGCTTTGGCGGGCAATTAGCGAATATTTTCGCAGGCAACTTAGAAGACTTAAACAACCTACAGATCATGCTTAAAATGACGGGCGTAAGCGCAGAGGACTTACAGGCCGCTATAGAGCAAGCATACTTAATGGGTGACGTTACGGCGGGCGAATTCCTTCGGGCTTCCCGTGGTATCCAGGACGTATACGCGGACGGCATCCCCGGCGCTATTGGCGCAACGGGTGAAGCAATGCAAAACCTTATTACCGGCGGACTTGAATCCGGCGCAATTGCGTTTGATGCGTTAGGCGACATTGCAGCAGAGGCGGCGGAAAAGGGTATTGAGAACCTTGACCAGTTAAGGGCAGACCTTATAGCAAGCGGCCATAGCGTTGAGTCGGTTGACCAGCTATTCCAAGCCCTTGCTGATAACGGAATTTCCTCTATTGAAGACCTGGCGGATATTAGCGTTGAGCAGACAGCGGGTGTTGTTGATGCACTTGAAAAGATGGGGTTCGCCTTTGATGAGCCAGTAGAGAAGGCGGACGCACTGCTAAAAACACTACAAGAGATTGAGCATACAGATCCGACCGCGCACGTTACGGTTACAGCAGATATTGATCCCGGACTAATGAAGCTCTTAGACGCGGACTTACTACCAAATACCAAGTCCGCAAGCGGCGGGCCACAGATTCCAGGACTGGGCAGTATGTCATCAGGCGCTAGTGGTGGTAGTTTTTATGGTGGTGGCGCTAGTGGTGGCGACAAAGATGCTAGGCAAGAAGCTAGGCAGCGCAGACGCGAATTCATTGAAGACTTAAATAGCCTTGTAAGTAAATCGGACGAATATAAGCGCGTTTTAGAGGAAGTCGCTAGGGGCACATATTCCAACGTGGAGGCCGGAGGCTTATTAAAGGCGCTCTATGGTGAGGGCCGTGATGTTCTAAAGGAGTATGAAAAGGCTGAAAGGAAGTATGAGAAAGCCCTAATGAACCGCAATGGAAAGACTGAAAAACAGTTTGGGCGCATTGCCAAGCGTTATGCAGACGCTAAGCGGGCAATGGAAGATCTCGGCAAAATAGCCGATGGTAACGGTGGTACAAAAAGCACTAATGAATTAATGGCTGAAATTGTTGAGCGGTTTAAGAGTGGTTCAATCGGTGCGGGTGAAGCTCGCGACCAGTTGGCCGACTTAATGAAAGGAGCGGGACAAGGTTTACCGGGCGTTGGTGATGTTACCGGCGCTCTAGACATGCTTATGGGAGCTACAACCGGCTCTGACCAGATTGCAGCACTTAAGAACCTTGCCATTGAGGCAAAAGAAAAGGGGTTGTCTCTAGGTGAAGTCGAGATAATGCTTCGTGAGAGTGGGTTTGCGGGCGAACAGGCACTAATGACGGCGCTCGGCCAAGGCGGAATCGACTCTCTTGATGACCTCTTAAAGATTTCAGATCAGGCGGCGATTAATCTGATTGCAACCCTACATGATTTAGAATTCCCGTTTAGGCGAGCAGAGGACGCGATAGACGATATAATTCACAAGCTTGACTCAATACCAAGGAATAAAACAATCACCGTAGATGTGATTTATAACGACCAGAGCGGCAATCTGGACACAAGGCCCTTTGTTGGTAAGAAAACCCAAACACCCGGACTTGGACAGGCAAGGCGGGCGGCTAGATTGGATGCGCGTTAATGACAACTAAGCTCAGAATTTCACGGCCACACATTCCTAAAGACGCGAAAACACTAACCCCGAAATCCGCCTATAATGAGGATCTACCCGCTTATTCCGCTACCACTGGAAAACGCCATAATTTCGCAGCCTTAGAGACGGCGGAAAATAACACTTTTATCGATTTTGATGCTGGTAGTACGATTTCGAACGCTTGCGATCACCTGGTTATCGCCCGCGCCGATTTACTTCAGCAGGACGATGTTAATGTAGTGACATTAAAGGGTAGTGATTCCCCTCGTAATATGCCGGAATTAACCAGCACAGCACCGACGTTATGGCTTAAGGCTTCGGACGGTGTGACCGCAGACGCTCAAAGGCGCGTTTCCTCATGGGCAGATCAATCAGGGAACGGGTATGATTTTACACAGAGCACGGACGCTAACAAGCCACTAATCACGCGGGCAGACAATAAGGAAAACTTGGTGTTAGACTCCAATGATCCGGCGTCCGCCAAATGGCAGAATCTATCAGCCGGAACTGGAAGTGCGCCGGTAATTACAGCAGCCGCCGGAACAGATCCGGACGGCGGAAACGCGGCAGTAAGAGTACAGCTTGATTTAAATGGCGGAACTACAAGCGGCGACTATAGCGGTGTGCGGGCTAGAAGCGTTTTAGGCAGTTTACCGGGGGGCGGAATTCCGACGGGCTATTATGGAAGCCTTTATGTTAAGAGTTACGACGGCGTATCAACCTATGATGTTGGTTGGCAAAAGGACGGCACCCAGAACATGTTTCAGGTTACGGGCGATTGGACTCTTGTAACCGTCTTGCTTGAGGGCGCAAGCCTTAAAACAGTAAATTTTGGTATATGGTTAAGGGGCAATCTAGTAAACGACGACGCCGTAGATCTTTTATTCTACAACCTAGTTGCCAAGCACCCGGACGCCGACGACGACCGTCTAATCACTGGTGATTACATGCTACATCGGGGCGTTAATGGGTTGCCCGCGTTACGGTTTGACGGCTCTAATGATACCATGCTAGGCGTGGCCGTGTCTAGTCTGGTTAGTTCGTCAGCATACACGATCTTTACTGTTATTGCACCCGAACCGAGTGCGGCTAGTAGGATTATAGATTACACAACATCGGGGCGACCCTATATAAACGTAGCAGCAAACAACATAGTATCAGCCGCCGATCATGATGGGAGTTGGCGTAGTGCCAATTCCCCCACAGCGGCGGTTGATAGCGAGGCTAATATAATCGCGACACGACACGACACGGGTGATCTATACGTTGAAGTAAATGGCGGCGGAGAGGGTAGCGGGACATGTGGCAATACAACCCCTAGCGGATCGTGGGAACTTTCCGGGTATGGATCGGGACTTTTTACCGGTAAGATTTGCGAATATATTATATATAACGTAGCACTATCAGCCGCAGACCGCGCACTAATGTATGAATACCTAGCAGCCAAGTACACGCGCACCCCCACGGTATCAAACACAAGTTTTGATTCTGAAACACTAATCGGGCCTGACGCGCATGATTATATAACAACCTTCACAGAATCAACGGCCTATCGTTATTGGTGGCTTGATTATTCAGTAGATTTCGGAACCTCAGATAGTAAATTTCCGCGCTCTAAGGAATATTTCGGAACGCTTGTGGACTTAGACAGAAACCCAACAGCCTATGACTATAAACTAGTAGATCCGGGCGTTACGGAAGTGGTGTTTCCAACAGGCAATATCTTTGTAGCTGAATCACGTGATCCACGGTACATTTTCAGCGTTAGATGGGACGGCGTAAACGATGCCGACACACAAACCTTTCTTGATAACGTAATGACAAACCCACACGAGCAGCATGTATTTCTATACACTACTGATAATGACCAGATTCTAGCGGATAATCAGTTGGTGCACGTAAAGCTAGACCAGGCAAACACAACCATACGACGCACATCTACAGCAGACTGGAATATTATCACGGCGGTTTTTGAACAGGTGGTAGGATGACGAATTTACTCATCGGCCATAACCGTTACACGATTGACGCTACCCCAAGCGCGACAACAGCAGCGACCGGCTATGGTGAGAGTAATCTACAGACCGGCGACCGTTGGAAAATGTATAAGCCGAGCAGTAATCAGACTAGCACGGAAATAACTTATAGTTATAGCGCAAACCGAAACGCCAATTATTATGTAATTGCCAGAGCGGACTTAGCAATTAAGGCCGACGCCTCACCGACGTTTACGGTTGCAAGTAGTACAGATGACGTTTCCTACACAAACTTCCATGCATCTGGAACGCTTTCAAGCTCTGATTTAGTAGGCCCAAATTCTGAGGATTATATATATTATGATGCGGCCCTCGGAACAGCGGGCGATTTCTGGAAGCTTACGATCGGATATGCCGTGGCGGACGTTCCGCAGATTAGCAAATTCTACATCGGCGAAGCATTAGACTTAGGCCGTGATCCGGTTGATTTAGTGATACAACGAAAACAAAGCGTAAGCGAATCCAGACCACATTATGAAATCTCAATGAAATACGAGGGCGTGTCATATACCAACACGCTAACACTGCTTGATACGGTGGCGGAGATTGGACAGTATCACCCGGTTTTTCTATTTACCACATTAGACCACGACGTATTAAACGGAGCACGTGTGATTCATTGTAAGCTGGTATCAATTAACACGCCACAGAAAATCACAAATCAAAATGATATTGATATGGTTTTTAGAGGGCTTGTATAGTGACACTACCAAATAGGAATTACTATACCGGTGTCAAACTTACACTAGCACTAAAATCAGCGCCCGCAACGACCAAAACAGTGTGGTTTACAAATAGGCATAGTCTACACAACACAGCGGCGGATACGGTTTATTGGCCGATACTTCAAGACCTATCAGATTTAGGCGTTGAAGCCGATCTGTACATGCCTAAACAAACTACCGGATTTTTTACTATCGATAATTCGCCGGGCAGCTTTGGTTTTAGGCGAAAGTTTAGCGACGTACTAGAACGCTATACACCTACGGCGGTAACTGTGTATATAGATGGCACATCGCACAGCACCACAGATGTTAGCTTTGATCCTCCCGATAAGATTTGGGAAGGCACTATAGAGAGCATTGATAATGATTTTATGGACGGCGCTCAAAGCCTACGTTTTAATGTTATTTTAGACATAATCCCCGATCGAACAATTTCAATGCAAATCGACTCAGCCTATACGGATTATGCAGACGCGCCAAACGAATCATTAGGGAAACACTTACCGCTAGTTGTGGGAGGCCCGCCGGTATTTGTTCCGGGCTATCGAATTTCAGCATTGGGGAGTGCAACATCTGCGACCTATGCACTCGCCACTGATTTAGATGAATTCTTGCATGAAGCATGGCCAACCGGGTATTATGCACAAGGCTATGATGGCGATTGGGTTGAAATTACAGGCAACGATGCGCAGTCCGCGCCGACCGGCGCAAGTAAAGCGGATTATGCCTTTGACTCCACTAATGAGCGCATTTTTGAATTAGCGGACCTGTCCGGCTCACAAATAATAGCAGGTTGGCAGATAACGGTAACTGATCAAGGGCCAGTTGCGGGCGGAACAACAGCGGCATTACATGTTAAGCTATACGAATTCGATCCGACCAGTTATGTTATTGGGCGTGTGGTTGCACAAGGTGGCGTTGATTTGACTACATGGACGGATGCGAGCAGTAATACATATGACGACTTGAATGATGATAGTAGCGGAACCTTTGATATATATGGGCCGTTTAACACCCCCGCAGTTATGGACACCTCGCGCTTTGGCTATGCGCTAGGCGTTGAGATGACAAACTGGCAGGCTAACGACGCTTCATGGGATAGCGTTGAGGGTAATGCAAACATGTGGTTGCGTGGTGCGGGTGACACTGAGCCCGTTGACTACGGTAGCCAGGATTCGGGAAATCTTTTAGTAGATCTCGTTTATGCAAGTACTGTTTCAGCAACATTAGGCGACGATGGCTTCCGAGGTAGCCAGATAACATTCTCAACAAGTGGGGCCAGCACAGCGCCGTCAATAGCCTTTGATAGCTTAAATATTATCTTTAAGCTTGGCGGTATAGAGGATGACGGTTCCGGCTCGGTATCGGGCGGCGCTAATACCAGGCTCGTTAGACCTGATCATATAATCGATTTAATTGAGCGTGAGTGGGATGGGGCTGATTTTTCATCAACCGGCAATTGGGACTTGACCACACTATCAGATGAATATGATGCGGCCTATGCGGCAAGCGGTAATAAAACCCGACAGCTTGAGGGTTTTATGGAGGGCCAGTTAAAACTTTGGGATGTTATAGAAAGCATTTGTCAAGATTCAGCAAGTAGAGTTGGTGTAGATAACGCAGGAAAGCTTTTTCTTTGGCCGTGGGGCGTGGAGTATGACGTACAAGCGACAATTCCCCCGCGTGATATTATCCCGTTATCATGGGAAATCGGCGATAAAACAAGCGTTATAAACCGTGTAACATTCGCCTATGGTAAGACTAGCGTAAACATTAACCTACAGCGCAACCTAATGAGCGGGCAAAGGGTTAACTACGGAAGTAATATCGATTGGCATTCCACAACCAACGCACTAACTTCAGAGTTGTCAGCCGACAGCGTTACGCTTTACGGAACCAGGGCGCTTGAGGCTTTTACAACTAACTGGATAGCTTCCGACACGGCAGCAGAAACGCTCGCAGAAAGTTATCTAGCCAGATTCCCCTATGCAGAACAACGTTGTACATTCTTAGTTCCAATGGAAGGTTTTGTCGCCGGATATAACGGCCTAAAAATGTTTGATGTGATTAAGTTTTATCATCCAGATTTCCCGGCGTTTTATGGAACCGATCCGGATTCAAGTGAAGGCGTGGAATCCGGCCTGGGGGCAGGCGACGCGAACGCGCAAGAGGGGCACTATTCATATAGAGCAAAAACCTATCGGGGTTTAATCGAAGGCCGATACATAGTACAGGGTGCTACTAACGCGCCACTAATTAAACTTGTGGTAAGAATTTTAGAGAATTATCCAGGTGATCCGACATGACCTATGCAGACAATTTTGACCTTAGAGATAAGGATTTATACACAATTAACGACGTTGCAGATGCAATAGACGGCCTAACCGCCGTGTTTGCTACAGATTATTATTCGTCGAAAATCAGCACCACGTCTTCCAGCTTCGCCGCCACCGGGTTGAGTCAGGCAATTACCGTTCCGGCTAACGCGGTTGTTTATATAATCGCAAGTATGCAGGTAACAACAGCAACCACAGAGAAGCTTTTAGATGTTCAAATCTCTGAGGATGCGGGTAGTATTACCTCTCGGCAAGTTGAGATGGAATGGGTTGACGCGGACGGAAAAGGCCCAACAATCACTTGGTTTATTACCAGCGAACCGGCGGCAGGAAGTCGCACATACTCGGTTGAGTGGGCTAGTAATGACAATTCTACACAAATGAACAGCCGCTATGGGGCAATGTTAGTTTTTATTCAGAGGCAAGATGCATAATGATAAAATTCTATAAATTCACCGATCCGGAGCAATTACCCGCCGTATTTAATACTTGGGAACTAAAAGAAAGGCTCTCCAAGAAATTTAAAATCCCAGAATCTAATATAGGGGTGTGCGCTTATTATACCCCAAATGATACAATAAGCGCTGTGCAGGTACATATAGATGATAGCGTAAAGGGTGTGTCACACCAGGAAATTGCAAAAGAATTAATAATCGATGCCGAAAAAGATGATGGGCAGGTGATATTAGAAAAAAAAGCGGGGGTAGCAAAGGAGAAATTAAAAACCGATTTGTTAGCCCTAATTCAAGAGGACGTTGAAACCATTTCAGCACTCAAGGCGGCATTAGCGTGAGTGAGTTAGGGGTTGTAAAACTTCTAGCGGTTGGATTACAGGCGGCGCTTCAGTGTTGCTGCATCGTTCTAGCATACAAGGCTTGGAGCAATGTTTACTCAAACGGAGATAGAACATTCTGGCTATGGTTTGCGGGTGGATTTTCCTTTCAACTTGTTAGGCGTATTCTGTATGTGTTAGTACTCCTACAATTATCCACTCCAGACCTAAGGCTTCTTACGTTTATAATCATTCCAAGCGCCGTCTCTATCTGTTATACGGTCGCAATGTGGAAGGTGTTTTTATACATAAAAGACAGGGCGATATTAATAAACCGGAGTCGAAGGGAACTGGAGGTTTTAAGGCGTGAACTAGAAAGGCGGGTATCTAATGGCGTTCGAGTATGATAAAACCCAACTCCTAAAGAGTTGGGAACATTGTTCGTTGTTTATTATCGAAAAGATAAGCGATTTAGATACGGATGTAAAGGAGTTAAAAACGGAACTTAGAAAAATCTCATCCAGACTTACACAACAAGAATTAAAAATGACTATTATTGGAGGCGTTGCGGGAACGCTCGGAATGTTTTTAGCTAGGTTTATTATGGAGTCACTAGGTAAACAATGATTAAAGAATTTAAAGACCTCGCGCCGACAATAATATTTTATATAACATTTGTTGTGGTAGTATTTTTTTTGTGGGTAGCCTTAAGCCCGTGACGTTCTTCTGGAGATGGAAACATTTTAAACCCTCTGAGGTATTATCTCCCGCAGGGCTTTGGCAGTATGAGCGCGAAAACTTAATGATACAACCCTATGCACTCGACAAGCTACATAATTTTAGGGTTAAGGTGGGTGAGCCGTTGCTAATCAATCATAGCGGTCTAAATCTTCGCGGTTACCGCTCGATAATAGAAAACAATTCTGTACCCGGTTGCACACAATTTTCCAGACACGTTCAGGGGATAGCCTTTGACATTTCTCCAACAAAAAAAAGCTTAGAAGAACTTTACACCGAAGCTAAGCGGTTCGGCTTTGGCGGACTTGGATTTTATAAGCGGCAAAATTTCATTCACATTGATTGCAGGCCGGTACTAAATGACAAGCCGATTGAATGGAGTGGATAAAAAATGATTAAAGAAGCATTTTTAGGTGTGGCGTTTTTAGCACTACAACACCCCGCGTTTCCCTATCGTAAGGCAATGAAGGTTTTTAGGCACGTTAAGCGCCCGGCGCTTGCGGTGCTTTGGTCAACCTTTGGGAATCGCAAGGCCGGAATAAAACACTACTTTAGACAAGTAGGAGATCGCCCACATTATTTTCAGGTTTACCTCATGAACGGTTGTGCCGTTCGAAACGGTAACGCAGCCAGGGGCGAGCTGTTTCCTAGATACTCAAAGGCCGATTGGAATCGTGCGCTTGCAACCGGCGATAAAAAAACTGAGAGAGCAATACTCAAGCGCGTTAGAAAAATCCGGCGAGTAGTTGATAAATATAAGACCAATAAGTCTACGCTTGTGATGTGTATCAGCTTAGAGGATGATTTGCAAGCGAGGGCGGCGCGGGCGCTCGTAAAGTTAGTGCGTCAAGAATGGCCTTACTTGGTTTGCAGAAACCCCAACGGAGTGCTGCCTCAATCACTAGAGGGTGCAGACTTTTTAGAACTACACGGCGGTAGCCCGCTTGTTGTTCACGGCGTTGGTTACAGCTTAGACGGCCATGACATTTGGTTCCAACATAGAAAACCGGCACTTAAAAACTATATACATGGCGCACATGTTCCTATTTGGCTTGATAAATATAAAGATCAAAAGCGCGTTGTCATGCTTTGGGCCGCACCGCACCAAGGACTACACACCAACACAACTCACAGCGGGCCACCACGCCACCGAAAGATAAGCGTAGATCGCCGAGACGTTTTTGATTTAAATAGGTGGTTACGGCGTGCGCAAAATAAATAAAATCGTTATACCTTTTCGAGTAGTATGGATAATTGGTAAGTTAATAATTTCAAGGGTAAAAATATTATGGGCGCGATTAAGTGGATAATTGACAAGCTAGATGGTTGGAAAACTATTATAGCCTACATGCTTGCACAAATTCCCTATCTTGCGGATAAGCCGTGGTTGATTGAAGCAATTCAAAAAGTAATAGCAGCACCGGACGATCCAAACGCTTGGGGTGAGTTAATTGTACAAGTATTATTTGCGATTGGTGTTCTTCACCGGATAGCGAAAAACATTAAGAAGTAAAAAATGCCCCGGCCAGGGGACGTGAGGCCGGGGCTGACCAACAAATAGAAGCATAACCAAGTGAAAAACGCAATCAAAACCTACCATAAAACCAGACGCTCGTCTAGTTTTTTTCTAGCCACAAATCACCCACTGGTTCGGCCAGTAAAAGCGGAATAGGCAGGAGCTTCTTACCACGTCTTTTTAACCGGATATTACGTAACCACCTTCGATTTCTTCTTTTCCAAAAATTAACACACTTCCGAATTTCCCTAAGACTCTTTTTGCTAAAAACCGGGTCTGGCTCTTCGCCTAGGTACTTTCCGGCGTTACCATGCATAATGGTTGCTGGCAAGCTATCGTCGTGATTTGCGCCCGCAAGGTGTCCTTTTTCGTGAGTGTCTACAAGCGCCGATTTTAGCAAGTGATCCTTAGTGTGTATAAGCGCAAATCCATCCATGTGCTGACACACACCAGCGGCCCATCCGCCTATATAAACACCTTCAATTGGTGGTGTGTACACAAGCGTAAAGTGTCTGCGCTTTCTAGTTGGTTTATAATACTGTTTTTTTACCACGTTATAGAATGAACGATCCCAAAAGCCGGAGAGGGTCAGCAGCTCCGGGTGTGTATTAGGAGCTGACACCAATTCTTTTACCTTAATAGCCATTCCGAGCTGTTCGTTATATCGCTGGTGTGTAATCTCAGAGACTTCGCGGAGAAAATCTGGACTACCAGCACCCTCGATTAGTATGGCTTTTACCCGCAGCGTGTAAGGCTTTGCCGATGCCAGCTCAGCGTCACCCGCACCACAACCGACAAGCATTAATATAGGTAGGATTAGCTTTTTCATTATCCGTACCAATGCCCCGCGAGAAAACCAACAGCAAAGGGTATCACCGGGTATTTGTGGGAATACTTAATCATTACTTGAGAAAGCGTGTTTTCTTCAACATCATCACAAGCCATAAATAAATCAAACACCAATAGCAAAACAACAGTTCCGATAATTACAAATTCAGTCATAATGAATATTCCCTTTCATTAATAATAAACTTTTTCCCGATTAACCTAACCTGATATGGGCTAAAATCATAGCTCTTTTGCACGTATGAGAACCAAAATCCGTTAGCATGTCCGCGTGGTTTTTGTGTCTTAGAAAATTCGGGGTTTAGGTGTGATAGTGTGCCAATATTAAATCCTGTATGCCTATGTGTGCATTTCTTTGCCTGAAAACTTTGTATCCTATGGGTATGCCCGAAGACCACACACCCCCCCGCCGCGTCTGCCATTTCCCGCGCGGCGTACTGATTAGTCGTAAAACCGTGATGAAACCTAACCTTACCATGCTTAAAAAACTTATTATTCTGCCAGGGAATAAGCCCAATCCCCCGCTTTTTTAATCCTAGGTTACGCTCTAAACTAAGCATTCCCTTAAGTTGAGGACTAATTGCAGCCTCATTATATAATCGATATTCGTGGTTGCCACTAAGGTAAATTATTCTTGCATTTGGAGCCCGATACAGCAGCTCATCCAAAAACCAGTTGGTGAGTGTAAATTCTTGTTCCAATGTGAATTTTGTGTATGGTGACGAAAACTTGCCTAAGCTCTCAACCTCCATCAGATCGCCTAATATCACTATAATATCAGGCTTAAAATCCCTACAGAAGGCGAGCAAAATATTAACCATCTTTATATTGTGCAGCCCGAAGTGAACATCGGGCACGGCGAGAATTTTAGTTAGTAGTGAGGCTTTTTTCTTACTCAATCATATATCCTATCCCCCGATTTTAAATTAGTAATTCAACCCTTACGACGCGCCGACCCGGTGCGCTGTGTTTTTCCTCGCACTCAAAGCGCGTTCTTGTCAGTGTTCCATCAATTATATGCTGTGATTCGTCCATCATGGCGTATTGCTCCGGCAAATTGCTCTGTCTATTGCCGTAAACGGTCATCACAATCGCTTCCATTGCTAGATTATAGGCTTTTTTCTGGTTTTTGTCGAACATGTTTATATAGCCTATTTGTCATTATCAATGGGCGTAGAATTTCTAAACTCATCCCTAATGCTTATTGTTGGTTGCAGGGGCTTCTTGGTACTGCTTCTAGCCGAGCTTCTAGCCGAGACACTTTCCAAACCAACTCTTCCGTGGCTTTGCGTCGTATCTTTTCCAACTCATCCCAGCGCAATTGCTCTTTCCGAATAACCCTGCCATCTACAACAACCTTAAGGAGCAACCAAAGTGGGTGCGCCTCTAAGTCAATGCGGTATAAGTCTGGTATTTCTATAGGCTCCATAGCCCTAGTCCTTGTCTTTGTTGTCGTGAACCAATCTGTGCATGTCGTCCACACATTCTATACATAGCCAAACGCCACACCCATTATAATCCCTGTCAGCAGGACACTCAAAATCTAATATCTCAAGGCCGTATCTTCCCGGCCCTAGTGGTTCAAAGCACACAGCACAATTCCTAATTTCCATAGGCGCGTGCCACTTAAAACAATTATTCACATTCACCTACCTGTGGTCTAGGGTTTTCATAAACATCAATCAAAAGCTGTCGTAAGCGCCAACACTTCTCGGACACTTGTGCCCTAGGCTGGTCTGAGTGGAGTAGCGCATCGCAAATGTCCTCCAGCTCATCAACGGTGTATTGCCACATATGCTTATCTAACTTATCCATGCCGAAGCCCCATATAAATCCATCCATAATCCCTATCGGCATCCTTACTAACCGGAACCGTTACCGGAACCGGAACCGTTACCGTAACCGTCACCGGAACCGTAACCGTTACCGGAACCGTTACCGTAACCGTAACCGGAACCGTAACCGGAACCGTCACCGTCACCGGAACCGCCACCGTAACCGTCACCGTCACCGTCACCGGAACCGTAACCGTAACCGTAACCGGAACCGTAACCGGAACCGTCACCGTTACCGTAACCGTTACCGTTACCGTTACCGTAACCGTAACCGTTACCGTTACCGTAACCGTTACCGGAACCGTTACTACTTTTTATTTCCTCCCTATCGGCATCCTTACTAACCGGAACCGTAACCGTAACCGTAACCGTCACCGTAACCGTTACCGTCACCGTCACCGTAACCGTTACCGGAACCGGAACCGTAACCGTTACCGGAACCGGAACCGTAACCGTAACCGTCACCGTAACCGTTACCGTCACCGTCACCGTAACCGTTACCGGAACCGTAACCGGAACCGTCACCGTCACCGGAACCGGAACCGTCACCGGAACCGGAACCGTAAACGTAACCGGAACAGCAACCGAAACCGTTACCGGAAACGACACCGCAACCGTTCCGGGA